TTGAATGTTAATGCTCTTGCTTCTAATGTCAAATCTATTTTGTATCTATCCGCACCTGGCGCAAAATAATTAGATGATCCAACTGCTGGATCTAATAATGATGAGTCTTCAGTATCATCTATGATATCTTCAGTAATTAAAAAACCAATTTTCTTATCTGAACTAGCCGAACTATATTTACTAATGATAAGAGTAGAATTAGGAAAATATGCAAAAGTACCTTTGGTGAATACTACACCCTGACTAATATTAAAAGCCGTGCCCGATCCACAAGGTGAAATAACAGCTGCTCGTACTGAAATAGTAGATGTGGAATTAATTAATATCTCATTAGCTTCAAATTGACTTGTTGTACCTGTGGTGCCAGCATTGATATACTTAACAAAAATTGTAGGAGGATCTTCTCCTGTAGCCACAGTTTGATTTACAACTATAGCTTTTAAACCTGTAGATTGACCAATTAGAGTATCGCCTACTAGATCTTCAATAACATTATCTGCGTCTACAGAATTATAGGTAGACTGTAATTTAACAAACTTATAATTTCTCTCATAGTGAATTTGACCAGGTTGAACTATAGAACCTTCTTTAAAGATATGTGCGCCAAATCTTTCTATCTGCTTTTGCAGAATAGATTGCAACTGAGTAAGTTCTCTAGCTTGGACAGCTCTTCCTGGACGAAACAATATACGATAAAATTGTTTCGACTCGTTAAAATCGTCGTAATATGGACTTTGATTACTTACGTACATGTGTTACCTTTAAAATTCAATCACTAGGTAAAGTGATTCAGTTTGATCTATAGCTCTTTGAATAGGTCTAAATGTATCTACGTAAATTATTTGACCAGAATCAGGTTGTATTTCTTGATTAGTTATAGATACCAAAGTTCCTACTGCCCCACCTGCTCCAGTCACTATATCACCCACAGCAAATACATTAGCGTTTGCTGTTTTATTTTCCGCCTGAAAATATCTAATATTCGCTTTAGAATTACCCGCATCGGCGGAGATTGAAGTAATAACGGCGTTTGCTTTAGAATTGCTACCAATTACATATTCATCCAATACATAAGTACCAGCTACATTGGATAAATATAAGTTTTTAGTTAATTTATATGCAGAACCACCAGCTACAGTAGATGTACCATATAGCTGCGGATCTTTAACCAGTCCAGATATTCTAAAATCATTATCTACAGGAAAAACACCGCCTTCTTCATTTTCAAGACGAGCGTTAATCATTACATAATAACCACCTAATTCAATTCTTGCATTCGACCCATGTCCTCCCTTGGGACTAATTATGGCTCTTGCTGCTGCGTTAGTACCGCCGCCGCCCGATATAGTTATATTAGCGTATCTATATCCCGAACCAACATTAACCATGTTGATTGCAGAAACAATATTACCATTTAGAGTAGCGTTGGCAGTAGCACCAACACCATCACCTGTAATAGTTATAGACGGGGCAGTATTATATCCTGTACCAGAATTAGTAACTATAGCAACATTTATTGCTCCATCTACTGCGGCATTTGAAACATCATTTATTTCTGTTTCAACATACATAAAGTCTGAAGTTAAAAATCTAGATAATTTAGCAGCAGGAATAGTATACATATACTTCCACTTGTACCCATCTGCTGTTGTAATTACACTTGTAGATGTTCCTGTCGGTTTGGTATTCGATGCTATTCCAGTATTATTAAACAAACACTTGTAAACATTGTAGTTTGATGGATCAATAACGTAGAACTGATTACCAAAAATATTACTTAAAGTGTGGTCGTATTGAGAATAAACAGTACCAGATGTCCAATTATACCTAGGAATCACATAAGCTACATCTGTACTAAGAACACGCTTCATAGCAATCATTCTGTCATATAATCTAAAATCCAAGGCAGCATTATCTGATTCTGTGGCAACGGTACCTGTACTATCTAGATTATTTTCCCAAGCATCAGTTCTTGCAATGAAAACGTAGATATTTGATGAGGCAGGTTCTGAAAACCCCTCAACAAATTGTTCTGCCTGGTGATGTTTAAAAGATGTGGTTACTAGAGCGCCCATATTTACTTTTCGGTTAACTGATTATTTATATTATCTAGATAGCAATATAAACCGTATTGTCTACTGTGTATTCAAGAGTATCTACTGTGATTCTTGTACTATCTGCTCTAACATTACCCAAAATCTTAATAGGATAGAAGTTAGGTGATACTTTAACGTTTTGTACACCCTGTAATGTGGTATCTATAATTACTTCACCAAATACCTCAAACCCTGCAGGATGCAATAACTTTTTTACTGCCTCACGCCAAGCAGATAAAGGTTGAGATGATCTAATAACATAGGAGAATGGTTGATAATAAACACGATCGTCAGTACCTATTCTACCCTCTATAACGAAGTTTTCATCTAATTTACCAGCATTATCTATCCATCTACCTTGTCCTACTCCTAATGCTCCAATATTAGCTTGAAGATTAGCAGACTTGGAATAATAAACGGTCACATTGCCCTTGGTGTTTGCATTAGCATAGTTAAATGTAAATGCTCTGCTGTGGGGTACAGAAACTACACTGAAAGTATTAGCATAATCTTCTATATCGTCGGGTAGAATTGATGTAACTACAACATTCCCTGATGTGTTTCTTATATTCGAAGCAATATTAGATGTTACATATAACGATTTAACTGTTGGAACAGAAGCAACCAATACAGTGGTATGTCTGTTAATAATATTACTAATATCCTTATTAGATACTGTAACATTACCTCTTGTATTAGCATTCGCTAAAGTGAAACCAATACTGGTGAATGTTGGATATCCATTGCTTGTTACCACTGCAGTAATGGTAGTGTTTACTAAAGTATTTGGATAGCCATTAGATATTGTGATAGTACCAACTGCATCTGCATTGGTTCTGGAAAATATTAAACGTCTAGTATTTGGAACAGATGTTACTGTAGCTGTTTCAGAAACATTCTTTAATTTACTTGATACAAGATAAACATTACCCAGGGAAACATTTGAGCTAGCATTGGAAGTAGCATATATTGTAGTATTACTTGCTATGTTAGCTACTGTAAAAATATTGCTATAGTTTATGGTAATCGTATCACCAACTATCAGATTAGCATTGAAATAAGTGTTCTGACCTGATATAATATTGCTATTAATAGTAAGGTTCGCTTTACCTGCTATTTGTGGTTTATCAGCATCATTCTTAATTAATGCAGTAGTATAAGTAACATTAATAACATCATTAACTTTATATGGATGACTTCGTTGGAGAGTCATGTCCGGACCAGGTATACCACCAAATGCTACAACTACTTGATTCCCCACTAATTCAAACGTTCCTAGTACAATATTACTTTGAGTCTCTTTAAAATCTACTTTTACATTCTGTCCTGTTGCAAATGTATGCTGCGACGTAAAGAAAACATTTACAGTACTATTTACTGCATTTACAATATAAGTTCCGGGTAGAGCATTTGTAAAATTACTAGTAAAAGCTACATTTACGTTGGCTCCAACTGAAAAATTATGAGGTTCAGCAAAACCTATTAATACATTAGAATTATTTGTTAACGCAAACGTTCCATCATAAGAATCAACATCGGTTTTACCAAAAATAACATTTACGTTATCGCCTATCAATAATTCATGTTGTATAGGGGTATTAACTAATACTGAATTACCTTCTAGTAAAAATCTGGAGGTGTAAAATTTATTAGTAGTATACGCAACTGTTACAGTACCATTAGTATTCGCGTTACCGAAACCTTTATCTACTCTAAAAGTTTTTAGATTTGGAATCGAGGAAACTGTTACACTTATATTACTATTATTATATACATTACCTGTAGTAAATTTTGCTGTTACATTATCACCGACCACTAAGCTATGATTATTAGATAATCTAATAGTAGCAACATTAGCTAATAATGTATAAGTGCCTGTTTTTATTTCAGTGGGAGCACTAATAGTTACATTTGGTTTAACGTCATATTTGATACCAAAATTAGTCATTCTAATGTCTCTGATTGCACCTGCATCAGAAACACTATTTACTACAGCAGAGGCGAGTCTACCATTAGAATCTGTGATTGTAATACTTTGTCCATTACGATAGCCCAAACCACCTGAAACTACATCTATATCACTTATAATCGGGATAAGATTTGCTGCTACAAAAGTAGTTGCACCAGTTAAAGTATTCGCTAATTTTATCCCTCGAATATTTTCGCCCGGTAGAAAAGTACCCTCTATACTATTTTCATTAAGGTAAATTTCATAGATATCATCACCTAAGGACTGAAAAGAAATAACTGATTCAACAATAGCTGAAGCATTTGATGTATTCCCGGTTATTAGAGTCCCGGATAGATCAAAGGGACTGCCTGATACTTCAGTTGCTCTAAGAATATGATCTCGGGTCCATTTACCATCAGATGGTTTCAGTACAGATTCATATGGGTAGATAAAATCTATTTCTTCATTAAATAAAATTCTAAACAATAATCTGTAGGCTTCTTCAGATCCTTTATACTTATTAAGATCTCTTGAAAATTTTACAAATTGTCTTTTGTCGGTAAGAATAGTTTTAGGAATACCTAAACTATATTGATTTAGAAAATACTCTACAAACGAATCAATAGTAGTATCAATGTCAGCATATGATCTGGCATTTTGTAATAATTCTTGTGCGCCTTGATCTTGCTCAATGAATTTATAGTAATATTCTAGAAAAATTCTAAAAGTATCGTAATCCGTAGATATGTGCTCAGGTAACTGAGACGATATAAGAATAGATAATTTTTCTTTTAATCTTGTTGTAGGCATTATAGTGCTACATCGACTGCTGTTACAGTAAGACCTTGTAATCTATTTGACTGAGAATCCAAAGTACTATCATCTAATACTAAAATTTGTTCTCTGTTTACTGCTAAATCGTATGATGACTCTTGCATCTCAACAGTTATTCGTAAATCATTTTGCCCTGTAGGATATCCTATGGGAACAAAACTGGTTAAACTCAAAACGCCTGTTGCATAATTTACTGTACCAACATTATTATTAATAACTGTTCCAGATACAACATCTTTTAATTGTAATGTCCCAGTGCCATTATAGTTTATAGGATTATCATTAGGAGAATCAACTAAAACTACCGGGGAAACAACGCCACCCGACACAACACTAAATCTTGTAGATTTTACACCATATGGATGTATTCTATTATAGAATCTTATAGCATTAGAACCTTCAAATGAATTTGAAACATTTAATGTTGGCTCTATTCTTTTTTGCAAATTAATTTCGATCAAAGAGCCAACAATTGCTGTACTTGCAGCATCAATTGCAGTAGTTAATTTTGAATAATAAAAATCAGCATCAAATTTTTGTAAATTATTAATAAAGAAGTTTTGAATAGCGGTTGATGCCAAACTTGCTATCTGAGCATTAGATAATGTAGTGTTTCTACTATTGTATTTTACAGTGACACTTAGATTGACATAAAAATATTCTGGATCTACAAATTCTACTTGAACCCCTAAAAGCTTTTTAGGTGCTAAAATAGTATTTTTAATTGTTTCTTTAGTAGTATTACTAATAACATACCCGGTATATGGTTTTAGAGATACTAGAATTTTCCCATATATAGGAGGATCATTGTCCTCGCCTCCCCAAACAGCTACTGATTCTGCTAGAGGATAATTGGTTTGTATTATTGATTTAAAATCTGCAGCAGTCACTGCTCTATTCTGAGCAAGATATTGTCTCGGCGCATTAAATTTAATTTCACTTAGTGTTTCTTTAGCAGCGCCACCTGTAGAATTATCATTTACAGTAATTGTGACATTGCTGTTACCACCAATTGTGCCGGTTAATGTAAAACTCTGATCTATTAGATTAGATACATTTGCGTCTGAACCATTTGAAACTAAGTACTGAATTATAACAATATTACCTGGGGTAAGTGCTTTACCCAGTACATCATCGCCGAAAAATAATTGATAACGCCCGTTAGCATTTTCCTCAAGATAGTATACCTTTGAATCTGATTCTACGCTGCTTAAATCTGAGGCTAATGAATATACTTCCTGTGTAGTATCAGCGCTGGATGTTTGAATTAAGATTCTTAGTGTAGTAGTATCAACATTTTCTGAAGGGATTTCAAATTTTTCAGTAGGATTGCCTGAAGCTACTGTATATTTGTATTCAAAATTTTGTCCCTCAGTTACAGTTATATTACTAAAAATATACTGTCCTCCAGACGGAGCAATAGTATGAGGAGACGTGTTGACAAACGTATAAGTTCCACCGTTGATAGATGTGGTGAAAGTAGTATACCTATCCATAGTCAATGAAGTAGGAGAACCAGTTGGACTATTTACTTGAATAGTTAAGGTGGCAACTGCTCCTCGTACTGATCTCGGGGTATATCCAAGATGTTTAGCTAATGATACTGCAGATGTTCTTTTTACTGCACTATCCAAAAACATCTCATTAGCAAGCATATTGGCAAGATAAGCATTGTAATGAGTATTGTATGATAACAAATCAATTAAGGTAGATAAAGCTGATCCTTCAAAATCATAGTCAGTAAATTCTGTTTGCGCTTTAAGATATGTTTTAAGGTTTGTCTTGATTGTATCAAAATCAAGTTCTGCTACTCTTAGATTTGCCATTTATCTTACTCTATTTAGTGCAGTTGTAAGTGTTACTGGTCTATCAGAATTTACAACTTGAAATTCTATTGACACTTCTATTCCATTGCTATCTGGTTGAGGATTTATTCTAACATTGATAAGTCTGACTCTCGGCTCAAATTTGTTGACAACATCTATGATCGTTTGTTGCATAGTACGTTCAACAATAGGATCCCAATTCTCAAACAACAAACTATGTATTTGGCATCCTATTTCAGGATGAAATGGTCTCTCATAATGCTTGGTAAGTAGCAAATTCCTTAGTGATTGTTTTATAGCATCATCATCAGTTTTCTTAACTAAATCCGCAGTTGATGGATGCTTAGTAAAGAGAAAACTAAAATCCTTAAACTGTCTAACTTTTCTATCTACAGTTGTCATTGATGAACTATTACTTTCGAACTACCTTGAGTTATTGTATCGTTTCGAGAATCCTTATCACCGATTCTACATACAAATTTATTATCGGCTTTTACTTTACTACTACTATCAACCATAGTGTCACTTCTAGTATCAAGATCACCAAATCTTACTACAAAAGAGCCTTCGGATTTTACCTTAGAGCTTCCTTGATTTTTAGTATCATTACGCGAATCTTTATCACCTATTCTTGCTATTCCAGGCATTTTATATTTATTTGATGAGAATTAGGCTAACTGGGATAAACCATCAGAATACTTGGCATGGTTATTAAATGTCATAACCTGACTTCTATTTCTATTGTTTATATCCAATGATACGTGTATCCAGGGATTCATAGTTGTGGAAGCATATTCTAAAAGCAATTGGTCATAATTTAATTTAGTAGCAAGTATTTTAGCTATCTCAAAATAGGTCGCTTTACTGATTCCCTTGAATTGTATATCAACCGCTTGCCCTAATCTATGTTGACTTGTTTTACTTGTAGCGTCAGATCTAAAAGAGCTTGTAACATACATGTTAGGATATAATTTGAGAACTGGTTCACAAATATTCAATGCTACCCCAGATAAATTGTATAACAATTCACCATAGGTTTTACCTGCTTGAGCTGCTAATTTATATTTAGAAACTGCTGCCTTAGAAGATAACATACCAAGTGTAAAATTCGGTGATAAATTAAAATTATCCGGTGCTTCAGTTATACTTTTGAGTTCTGCTCCAGGTAAAATAAATGCAGAATTATTAGTTGTTGGTGATACTGAATCTAAAGCTACAGGAGTCTCATTCATTTCAGATTTGGAAACAATGCCTTCCTGAATTGCTTTGTTTTTAGTAGCATTTACCTCAGATTGTAATGCAGTTGGTTCTTCTGCAGATAAAACGTATGTATCTGCTAATGTCAAATACATTGGGTCGGGGATATCTACAATGGAAATGTCTTTTCTACCTGACAAAATACCTATAAGAGCATGTTCTGCTTTGTCCGCTTTTCTCGATTCAGATGCTAGTACAGAATTTTCTGCTAGACCACCTGCCAAATTTACTAAACCATCAGTATCAATATTTAATGCACCACCTGATAGATAATGCTGATCTGATCCTGTTTCGATAAAAGAACTGGTATCTTGTTTTAAATAAAGATTGTCTGAACTTATGTAGACATCACCTGTTACTTTATCATGCTTATCACCCGCTACTTCATTGAAATAATCATTGTCTATTTTACCATAATAATCATTAGTAAACAT